AGGTGACAGACTTTGTTACCAGACTTTGAATCCAAAAACTAATAAATGGTGTGCTGTTAAAAAGAGCACTTATAGCGGTATTGAGGTTCTTTACGAGAACGAAGATGGGCATATTAAGACTATAGGAATGGATCCTCAGTGGGCCACCAAAGAAAGTCTTGCTCATTTCCAAGAAAAAGTTGACGTAACCAAGTTGACCGATGCTCAAAGAGCTAAGATCTGCGAGGCTAAAACAATAATGCATTGTCAGAAACTTGTAAAAGTTGAGATTGTTAATACAACAATGATGGATCAAGAAGAAAAAGCAAAAAGAGATGCTAAACAAGAAGAAATTAAAGAAAAACTAAACAACTATGCTAACCATATCTATGGCGAGTGTTTGGTTAAAAATGGAATTGCATGATGATACCAATAAATAGAATATTTGTTGACATGGACGGAGTCTTAGCTGACTTTGTCCAAGGTGTTCAAGGGCCAAAGTATTTGAATGGCCCTTTGACTGACGACTTGTATGACGACAATAAAATTGCACTTAGTAACAAAGGCCTATTCAAAGATCTACCGCCTATGACTGATATGCAAGATCTGATTGACGGCATTAAAGATACTGGTATTTACTGGGAGATCCTAACTTGTACTGGTGAGCTGAACAGAAAAAAAGTAGCACAAGACAAAACCACTTGGATTAGAGAACATGTAGATCCAGGAGTCGTTATTACTTGTACTTTTAAAGGTGAGCAAAAAGCAGCCTATGCAAAACCTGGTTCTGTACTTATTGACGACAGGCCTAGAAACATAAACGCCTGGATCGATGCAGGTGGTATAGGTATCCTTCACAAAAATGCAGCTGACACTATTGCGCAGCTGCAAGATCTAATAAACTAGGTTCCTAGTTGCACAAATAACAGCCAAAAGGTATTATCGATACTGTACTTATGAATGTTGCGGACATGGTGTTCGCAATGGCACATTAAAAGGAGGCTGTTTATGACTACACATTTTACCTCTGGCGTTACCAACGTCAGTTCAACTGGATCCGAAGGACTCGTAAAGCAACCGAGCAAGCACAAGTATCACGATTACTTTAATGATTTTGATACATACCTAGCTTCGGATTGGACTATTACAACTACAGAAGCTGGCACTGGTTCAGCAACTGAGGCTCTTGCAGATGGCGATGGCGGTTTATTATTGCTTACAAACGCTGCTGGAGACAATGATCTGGACTTTTTACAACTTGTAAAAGAAGGCTTTAAATATGAAGCTGGAAAACAACTAGGATTTTACTCCAGGTTTAAAACAAACGACGCTACTCAATCTGACATTGTTTGCGGTTTACAAATAACCGATACAACACCATTAGATGTTTCAGACGGTGTATTCTTTATTAAAAGTGACGGATCTACAACTATTACTTTTGTTGTAGAAAAAAATGGTACGCAATCTACTTTAGATCTACCAAATGCTGTTGCAGATGATACTTTTATGACTGTTGGTTATTTATATAATCCTAAAGATCAAAAGTTTCATGTTTATCAAAACAATGTATTAGCTGGCACGGTAGTCAACACTAATGCACCAGATGATGAAGAATTAACAGTTAGCTTTGGTATCCAAAATGGAGCAGCAGCTGCAAAGACTATGACAATAGACTATGTACACGCTCTAAAAGAACGTACTAGCTCAACTGAACTTTAAGGAGTAAAAAATGGCTGATACAGTAACGAGTCAAACTATCCAAGATGGTGAAAGGGTAGCAATACTTAAATTTACCAACGAAAGTGATGGCACAGGCGAGGCTGCGGTTAAAAAAGTTGATGTTTCTGCATTAACTAAAGATAGCAGAGGAAGATCTTGCAGTTCTGTATCTATATCAAGAATATATTGGGCCTGTAGAGGCATGGGCGTTGACTTAGAATTTGACGCATCAACCAATGTGTTAGCGATACCTTTACCAGCAGATAGCACTGGTGACGAATACTATGATTTATTCAGCGGTATTCCAAACAATGCAGGATCTGGTGTTACGGGTGATATAGACTTCACTACTGTAGGACACAGTAATGGCGATGCTTATTCGATCATTTTGGTTTTGAATAAAAACTACTCATAAATACATTAGGCGGTCAAAAGGCCGCCTTTTTAAAATATGGCAGTAACAAAGAGAAAAAAATCAAAACCAATAGCCAGGACTACTGGTAAGGGCGGTAATTTTAGGCCCACCAAAAAAGGTGCTGGAATGACACGAAAAGGTGTTAAAGCCTATAGAAAAGCTAATCCTGGATCAAAACTAAAAACAGCTGTAACAGGTAAAGTAAAAAAAGGATCTAAAGCAGCAAAAAGACGTAAATCATATTGCGCAAGATCTTTAGGACAACTCAAACGTAGTTCAGCAAAAACAAGAAACGATCCTAATTCAAGAATTAGGCAAGCAAGAAGACGATGGAAGTGTTAAATGAAAAGAAAAATAAATAAAGTAATTAAAGGCTTAAAAAAAGCAAGTAAAACACATGCTGGTCAAGCTAAAACGCTAGAGTCTATAAAGATGAAAAAAGGTGGTGGTGCATCGAAAACACCAAGCAATGTAACAAATCCTAGTTTGTACTCTAGGGTTAAGTCTGAGGCTAAACGTAAATTTGACGTGTATCCGAGTGCTTATGCAAATGCCTGGTTAGTAAAAACATATAAAAAACGCGGTGGTGGTTACAAAGGTGCCAAAAAAGCTGCCGAAGGTGGAGAAATGAGTAAATTAAAAGCAATACCAACCGATAACAAAGGACTTGCAAAGTTACCAACAAAAGTAAGAAACAAAATGGGTTTCATGCGTAATGGTGGTGAAGTGATGATGGTCCAGGGCAGAGGTTGTGGCGCTATGATGCAAAGCAAACGCAAAAAGACTAAAGTACCCAGAAGTTAATAATGAGTTTAACCAAGTGGTTTAAAGAAAATTGGGTTGATATTGGATCTCCGAAAAAAGGCGGTGGCTATAAAAAATGTGGTAGATCTAAACAAAAGGCAGACGCTAAAAGAAAATACCCAAAATGCGTGCCAGCTGCTAAAGCTGCTCGTATGACAGAATCACAAAAGAAATCAGCAGTTCGACGAAAGCGAGCTAAAAAACAAGGCGTTGGTGGTAAGCCAACAAATGTAAAAACTTTTGCCGCAAAAGGTGGTAAGATAATAAAAAGTTCAAACATGGGATTGTTTGGAAGGAGTTAAAAATGAAAGGAACTAAGTATAGAGCTGGTGGTGGTGCTATGAAAGGTACTAAGTATATGGCCAAAGGTGGTGCTGCACTAATGAGTGAAATGAAAGCTAATCCTGGTATGGGCAACATGCCTAAATCAGTAATGATGAAACTAGGTGGAGCTGTCAAAGGAACCAAATACAAAGCTAAAGGCGGCAAAGTTTAGTTTTTAATATTAAATAAGGTGGCGTATTTAATATCAAATATCCCGCAGTTTAAATGCTGGGTGCGAAAAGAATTTACAACCAACCATCAACATGGTCATGGTGAATATTTACATGCTTTGGTTATAGCAGTAAACACGATTCCAGATAGATCTTTATCCTTTCAAGTGGTCTTTACTGGATGCGAAACCGATTTTGAAGATTATCCAGATGAAAACGTACACGGTGGAGCTATGTGGGCCAGGATGCCTATACAAGCTCTTATAGCAGACGTTCCTTTGCATGAGTGGCCTAAGCCTATGGAAGATCATTTAGCTCAACCATGGGATTGTCTAAGCCATCATCATAGTGTGGTTTCTTTAGACAGAGTTAGCTCAAGTCCCTGGTATTGTAAAATAGACGGTGAGTTTCATTTGGGCAAATATATGTTTACAGTTGATTATACCGATCACTCAATAGCAGATGATCCTGCTCAACATAAACAGTCACATGTGTTATATTTGACGGATGCTGGTGAATATACTGGCAATTTTGTAGCTCTACCTAATAATAGAGTAAGAGCAACTAATCCAGCTTTATGGAGAACGGGTGAAGGCGCACCAGATTTTGCACCATCACAATGGATCCATTCTGCTGAGGCACACGAGAGCTATACAGATCCAGTCAAGACATTTGACAATTTGTATGCCTCGAACGAAGATAGAGAGTAATTATGGCATTATCTGGAAGCAAAGACTTTGAATTAGATGTAGCGGATTACGTTGAAGAAGCGTTTGAGCGTTGTGGCCTTGAACTTCGTACTGGTTATGATCTTAAAAGCGCAAACAGAAGTCTGAACTTAATGCTTGCAGAGTGGGCCAACAGAGGCCTAAACCAATGGACTGTTAAAGAAAAAACAGTTGCTATGGTTCAAGGAACTAGCACATATAATATAGATAGCACCAACGCTACAGCACCAATTGATGTTCTGGACGTTTACATAAGAGAAACTCAAGGATCCGAAACAACAGACCTTCCAATGACCAGATTAAGTAGAGCTGAGTATTCACACATAACAACAAAATCAAGCACAGGTAAGCCAAATCAATTTTTAATAGATAAGCAAACTACACCAACATTAACAGTATGGCCCGTACCAGATAAAACTAGCACCTATACGGTTTACATGAATGTTCTTACAAGAATGGATGATGCCGACGCTGGTGCAAATACCATGGACATGCCATTTAGGTTTTATCCATGTTTAGCAGCTGGCCTAGCTTATTACATTTCATTGAAAAGAGCTCCAGATAGAACCAGCATGTTAAAAAGTTTATATGAAGAAGAGTTCCAAAGAGCTTTATCTACAGACGAAGACAGAGCATCATTTAGAGTATCGCCTAGTCTGAGGAGTTATAACAACGCATAATGGCTTTTGCATCTGGTAAATTTTCTTATGGCATTTGTGATATATCTGGTTTTAGATATAAACTCCAGGACATGCGCAAAACTTGGGATGGCTTATTAGTTGGCCCAGATCAATGGGATCCTAAACATCCACAGTTAGAACCAAAGCCAGCTCCAGATGATCCACAAGCTGTAAAAAATGCTAGACCAGATAAAGCTGACGATAATTCAAAATTTTTAGTTTATACTAATGTTGGAGATGGTAAGTTGGGAACAGTTCTTACAACTTTTTCAGTTACAACAAACGTAGGCGAGGTAACGGTGACAACATGAGTTTTACATACAGCACATTAAAAACTGCAATACAAGATTATTTAGAAGTATCAGAAACTACGTTTACAAACGAATTACCAACTTTTATTCAAGAAGCTGAAAATCGTATATTTTCATTTGTTCAATTACCAGAACAAAGAAAAAACGTCCAGGGCACAGTGACCACTGGCAACAGATTTTTAGCAACACCAACAGATTTCTATGCTCCTATGAGTTTGGCTGTAATAAGCTCAGACACATACGATTACTTAGACTTTAAACATCCTTCATTTATTAAGGAATATTCTTCTGGTACCACAAGGGCCAAGCCAAAATATTACTCATTATTTGATGATGCAGCATTTGAAGTTTCACCTATGCCCGATTCGGACTATACGATTGAACTTCATTATTTACATAAACCAGTCTCATTGACTGCTGGTAGCGACTCTGGCACGACATTTTTATCCACAGACTATTCTGACGCTTTGTTGTATGGTTCTTTGGTTGAGGGTGCAATTTTTCTTAAAGAGCCATCTGACGTTATTATGCAGTTAGAGGGACGTTTTAAGGAGGCGGTAGCCAGAATGAAAAATACATCCGAAGGTCGTGGAACACGCGACGAATACAGATACGATTCAGTCCGCTCTAGCGTAAGCTAATGAGTAGAATAGAATCTTTAGAGGGCAAGAAAATTGCTCTAATAGGACTTGGCATATCACAAGTTGATTTTGCCATAGGCAGAGAAAATGGCCGTACCTGGGACGAGGTATGGTGTATTAATTCAGCAGCAGCTGTTTACCCATCAGATAGAATTTTTATGTTAGATCCTGCAAGCAGGTTTTTTGATAGTAATGATGCTGGTTCACAAACACCTGTTATGTGTGAAGTTTTAACAAATTGTGATGCGCCTGTTTATACTTGTGAATTAGATCCGAGAATAAATAATCCAGTTATGTATCCTTTAGAAGATGTCTGCAACTCAACAAAGTGTGCATATCTAAACAATACAGTAGCTTATGCAATAGCTTTTGCCTTGCATAATAAAGTAGGACAGTTAGATCTATTTGGTATTGATTTTTCTTACAAAGAAAACATGCACTTTGCAGAAGCTGGTAGAGCTTGTGTTGAGTTTTGGATTAGCAAGTGTATGGCAGCTGACATACTAATAGGTATCAGCGGAAGATCTACAGTATTAGATTCAAACGTGCCAGCAAATGAAAAGCTGTATGGTTTTCATAGATTAGATAAACCATTAGTTGCAATACCGCATGAAGGTAAATTTATTATTGGACCATACGATGAAATAAATGATGAATTAGAAAAGCATGGTTTAAAAATAAACGAGGACGTAGCTCCACCAGAGCCGTACAAAGGGTGAGTGTAGAAAGCGATTTTGTATTAGGTAAAGTTGGTGTTACAACCACCGAGGGTAAAGGGCATGATCCAGAGTTCTGGGCGGCTCAGGCAACAAAGAAAATATGCGACTATTCTGAGTCTGCTCCAGAGCATATCAAACAGCAGGCTTTGGCTTTTCAAAATCAAGTTTATACTGTAATCTTACATAGTATGAAAAATGCAATTAAGTCGCAAAATACGACTTATGCAAATTTATTAGAAAAACAAGGCCACAGCGACATGGCTAAAATATTAAAGGAGCTATAATGGCAATAACATCGGCAATATGTACAAGTTTTAAACAAGAGCTTTTAGTGGGCACTCATAACTTTACAGCATCAAGTGGCAACTCTTTTAAGTTAGCTTTGTATACTAGCTCGGCTACACTAGGAGCTGGCACAACTGCATTTACAACAACTGGACAGGCTAGTGGTACTAACTATAGTTCTGGAGGATCAGCATTAACAAACGTAACACCAGTAGCTTCTGGTACAACTGCTATCGTTGATTTTGCAGATTTAACTTTTAGTAACGCAACCGTAACAGCAAGAGGATGTCTCATTTATAATGACACAAATTCTGATAAAGCTGTTGCAGCTATAGATTTTGGCGGCGACAAAACATCTACAGCTGGAGATTTTACGATTGTTTTCCCAAGTGCTACAGCAACTGGTGCAATTATAAGATTAGCTTAATAGTAGCAATGTTTACATTAAATTATGCCGCTATCAAAACTAAATTTTAAGCCTGGAATAAATAAGGAAGAAACCGATTACGCAAACGAAGGCGGTTGGGTTGACGGTGATAAAATTAGGTTTAGAAAAGGTCGCGCAGAAAAAATTGGTGGTTGGGAAAAATATTCTACCAACACATTAATAGGCTCTGCTAGGGGGTTACACTCCTGGATCTCACTAGGTGGCACAAAATATCTTGGTATAGGCACAACTAATAAATATTACATAGAAGAAGGTGGCACATATAACGACATTACACCAATAAGAAAAACCACTACAAATGCAGCAACTTTTGCTGCAACTAATGGATCTTCAATACTTACTGTTACCGACTCTGGTAATGGATCTAACGTTGGAGACTTTGTTACATACTCTGATGCTGCTTCATTAGGCGGTGCAATTACTGCAACCGTTTTGAATCAAGAGTATCAAATACAATCTGTACCTACGACCAATACCTACACCATCATTGCCAAAGATACAAACGGTGATCCTGTCGATGCCAACTCTAGCGATACCGGCAATGGAGGCGGATCAACAGTCGCTCAGTACCAAATAACTACTGGCCTTGATGTGTTTGTAGATGGCACTGGTTGGGGTGTAGGTGGATGGGGATCAGGAACCTGGGGATCAACAAGTTCTTTGACCGATGCTAATCAGCTTAGACTTTGGTCAATGG